CCAGACAACCTGAATCAATTCCGGGTCTTCTTCCAGCAGGGAAGACCAATCAACACCTTCGATGCTGGCGGTCACATTGACTTCATCCTGATCGAGCAGGTCATCGAGGTCTTCACCAGTCGCATAACGTTGCACGCGGATGAATAGTGACCCGACATGTGTTCGAGCGTCACCCATTGTGTTCTGAGTGATGTCCACAGAAGCGAACCTGATGTCGATCATCGGTCGCGTGGTCATATTCAGTTTGTATTTGCGTGACGAGAATATGTCGTAAGACGCCGACAGATCCGCATCCAGCGCGGCCTTGAATGCTTGCCTGATTTGCGTTCTGACGTGCATCAGTCTTTCTCCATCTCAATATCAATGGAGCCTGTGCCGTCGTCCATCCACGCTCTGATGTTATATGTCACACCGGCAATAACGAGGATGTCGTTTTCAGCGATGCCGTCGAAGTCCTCGGTCCTACCGCTGAACTGGCACTGATGGGCGATGCGGATCGTTCCGTCGCCCATTACAACCTCAGTATCCTCGTCATCGAATATTCCAGTGACGACCGTGCCGTCATACGTCGCTGTCACCGCAAACGCCGTCGTCTTCAGGATCTTCGACATGTCGTTCGTCAGGAAGTTTCCCGGCATCGTCAATAACCTCGATCAGCGACCCTTCGGACAGATAGCGTTCCATCAGGTCTGCGCGACGGAAATGAGAGGCGGGAATGATTGACCCCGCCTCAAAATCATGACCCGCAACGCGAATGCGCTTTGTGGCCCTGACGTTCATTTATTCAGTACCCGGCATTGCTGCCTTGGCCGAACGCTTGTCAGAAGTGACTTTCAAGTCAACTTCCTTGAGTTTGGCCGGCGTCATTTTGCACAGATCATCCCAATCACCTTTGTTCTCGAACGCCGATTTGGGAATGACGGAGCCGACAGCGATGTGCTGACCTTTGATGCGGATCGCCCGCAGCACCTGGAGATTGTTCTGAGACATGTTGTCACCACTTTTTGAGGGTTAATGAGAGGGACCGGAGCCCCTCTCAGTCAGAGATTATACGCCGTCGTTGCCGAGAACGAACGACCCGACACGGCGAACGCCGAAGTCGAGCGATTGGATCGCCCGCAGACGCAGCCCGCCCGACAGGAACTTCGCTTCCGTGGAACGGTCGAGTTCCAGCGTGCCCCAGGTGCCCATGATCATGTCCGAGAACACGCCCGCAATCATGTCACCAGAGGTGATCTGATTGGTTTCCTCGTAACGGCTACCGGTGGTCAGACGACCCTCGGTTTCCATCAGGAAGCGACCGGAACCAGCATCAACCAGCGTCTTCATCAGACTGCCGGCCATTTCGCTGTTGCCAACAAACACCGGCGATGCAGTCTGGTTCGCCGTGGCGATTTCAGTACGCATGTCGATGATTTCGCCACGTGTCGGGAACTCAGCAGCAAAGGTGACGGACCCGATGCCCGCGGTCTGGGTCAGACCAGTCGGTTGACCCGACGAACCCGTACCGTAGAAACCGGCAGTGTCGATAGCCTGCGCCATAGCGTCCAGAATCTGCATCCGCACGTACATTTCAACGTCGATGGTGGACTGAAGCAGCATCCGACGAGTCATGTCGGTGTAAACCGCAAGGTCTTTGATCGCCAGCGAGATTTTGCGGAACGACGGGTTCGACTCAGCAGCATCCGCATCTTCGGAGCCAAGCCATGCCGCCGCGACGTTGGCGTTACCACCCGGGATGTCAACGTTGCCGTCAAGTCCGTTCAGCATGGTCAGACCGAGTTGACCCAGAACCAGACGGTTGCGCAGATTGTAGATGAACTGGTTCGACAGATGGTCAGTCGCCTGCACGTTCGCGTTCCCGCTTGCGCCAAGTGCCGCGCGAGTGTTGGAACGAACACCGTCAACTTCAAAGTCGGTCCACGACCGCATCAGTTCGGGCGGCAGACGATAAGTGCCAACACGGGCTTCACCGGAAGCATCGACAGCACGCATCTCGAAGTCAGCGTCACGCACTTGCTGTGCAGTGGCGTCATTCGACGTTGCCAGCAAGAACTTGCGAAGCGAGAACTTTTGGGTTTCGCCACGGCTCAGGCCAATGTCTTCGTTCACCAGTGCGACACCCTCGGGCAGCTTGGCCCGGACGATGCCTTTGAACAACGGCAGCGACGGTTCCTCACCGCGCGAAACAGCGCCACGGATGAAATCACGGGCGACATCGCCCAGATTGTGAGTTGCGGCCAGTGCCGTAATCTCGTTGATCGCGGCTTCAAGTGCCTCGCCGCGCTGCTCGTCGGTGCGTACACCGGGCATAACCCCACCAGTGGAGGGCTTCTCCTGAATATTCGGGTCCATGTGGCCCTCCTGTACTTCGGTTGCTGATCGGCCCACGCCGACTGTTTCATCAGCCGGAATGGACACAAAAGACGCTTCCTTCGGCGTCCACTTGATGACACGGTAACTTTCCGCATCTTCATCACGCTCAATCTTGTGGACATCATAGCCCACGCTGACGTTGCGGATAATACCGTCATCGACATCACGCTTGATACCTTGCGCGTTGTCACGACTTGAGAATTTGACTGTCACATAGACCCGCTTGTCTTCAAGCCAGGCGTCGATGATCACACCGAGTTGTTTGTCGAGCCCGTCATAACGATTATGGCTGTCAAGCAATGGTGCGCTGCCTGACTTCAGAAACGACAGGTCCACTGCGGCCGGCGAATGAACCAAGACTTCGTTGCCGTCGTGACGGCGATATGGTGTTTCAGATGAAATCGGGAAAGTGTACGACCCGTCATCATTCGACCTGACACGTGACTGAAGTGTCCAATTACGGCTGTGCATCAGGATTTACCTCTTGAACGCTTTGGTCTGTTTTACCATCAGTATAGTCCAGCGTCAAACCCATTGATTCTGCGGCCTGTTGGTCTTCCGCAATTTCAGCCAATAACTCGTCGCGGTCCATGCCTCGATCAGCAGCAATGCGTGACAGGGATGTCTGCATTGTCCGCAATGCCTCGGTGTTGGCTTTGACATCCTTTGCCGGATCGACCCAATTCCAGCCACGCGCCCTGAAAATAGCATCTTCGAGGATGATCTGCTGGCGAGACGGCGGGACCATGCTGGACTCTGTAAGGATATGGTTCGGCAACCAAGCCTCGAACAGCAACAGAATGCCGCGGTCAATGAAGAACCGCTGCATGGTCTTGTAATAGTCTCGATCTTCGATCAGGACCGAGCGTCCCGTCGAATAGCTGACACCCTGCGTCTCCATGCCGTGAGAGAAAGTGGAGATACCGAAAGTCATCGCCAGGTCTTTTTTGATCTGACCCTCGAATTGAGCGTAGTCGGTCGTGGAACCTGACGGTGAAAATTCACGGAACTCCATACCATCAGGCAGTTGCTTCAGCCGCCCGGGTTCCATGTCCATTTCGAACATCTCATCATCGACATCCTCACGATCAGCAAGTTCACTCAATCCTTCAATCTTCGGCAAGGAACGCTGAAAGAAGCCCATCAGGACGGCGCGAAGGCGACGACCCATCGTCTCAGCCTCACGATACCCATCGAGCATCTTGACCGGCTGAATAGCTGCCGCTGCCGGTGGTTCGCCGCGGGTCTGACCGGGACGGTCCTGATCATATATGTGGACGACCCGATCCGCAGTGACCCGACGATAGCGGCGCTGCGTGTCCGTCGCGTACCATACCAAATCGCCGGGATGTGATGTGAGAAAATGGAATGCCACAGGGCGACCGTCACCATTCAATTCAACACCCATACGGATGTCGTTGTTGTTGTCCGGGTTCTTACGGTTCAGGGTTTCATCCAGCAGATCCGCTTCAATGGGTCGGATCGCAATGCCGTCACGATAGCGTGACGAATAGACAATTTCCCATATCACCTCGCCGTCACGACACCATGTAGCGACAGCCTGATTGAGAAGTCCCACCATGCTGATGCGTCCATCGACAGTCGGAGCCTTGCACCAGCGCGACCAGGCACGCTCTACGCGGTCATTGAGTGTCAGGTCGAGTTTGCCGTCGAGTTTTTTAACACGTGACTGAAGTCGAAACCCCGCTTCACCGACCACGTTGACCTTCATCAACTGAATGTATCGCCGCATCGAGCCACTGTTTCGGGCAAGAAACCGCGCCTTTGACCGAACTTCGGCCAAGCTGTTTGCCAGTTCCCAATCGGCACTTCCCCGACTGGCATTCAGATCACCGTACCGGGCAACGTTACTCGCGGCCAGATAGTTGCGACGTTCTGATTTCGGAAGACGTGTCACCACCGGCGCCGGTGTGCTTTTCTTTCGCGGCCAAAGTCCAAACATCAAAGCCACCTCACGCGGACAGTATTATTTTTCGGAGTAGCCGCAGACGTGGTTGACCCACCAGTGCGTGCGACTTCTGCGCGGTAATAGTCTCGCCACTTCGTCAGTTCTTCGACGGGTATTTTCGTCAGTGACCGGTTTTTGATCGAGTAATTGTCAACGTCGTCATCTGCGCGACCGGTCAGCAAAGACTCAATCTTTGCGACCATGACTTCGGCGTGGGTACGTCGATCATCCGTCGAGGCGTAGACTGTCAGAGTCCCTGTGGCTATCTCAGCGATTTCACTGTCAGATGTCCGGGTGACAAGAATATCCCACCGGTACTCGCCTGTCGCCCATGCGCCTGTAACAGCGGACAGGGCTTCAAACAACCACACTGAATCGTCGGTTGTGGAGCCCGAAACCTCGACCATAGTGCCACCAGCAGTCGGCGTAAGCCGGTACTTCACCGAATATGTTGCGGCTTCCAGTTCGAGGCGTTTCCGCCATGCGATATATGACCCCGCGACGATTGATCCGGGCTCATATAGTGGAACGGTGCTTGTGTCAAACGGATCAGCCATTCTTCCACCTGTTCGCCCAATTGCTTTGTCTGCGTGTCGTCTTCGCCTTCTCAGGCTTTGCATCCTCATGATTAGCAGGTTTCATTGTCTTGCGCAACGCTTCGCGCCGTTGTGCGTTCAGATCAATCTGTAGCATTTCCAAGGCCGCGGTGTTGTATACCCGCAAATCGAACGGTTCGTTTCTGGGTCGTATCTTGACCCATTCGTTTTTTTTGAAACCCTTGTGATACGTCGTGCGCAGTTCTTCGGCGGTCATTCCCCGAAAATACTCATCATCGTACTCTGCCGGAAATCTCGAATAGCCGGATTCATCGGGGTTACTAACCTTCAATCTGGCAACAACCAGTTCCTTGATGGTATCAACACCAAGCGGGATGACTCTGGCGTTGCCGATGGTGTTTTTCATCGGTCGGCCGGCAATAGGCTTTCCCGCCCCGGCCACACCCTTAATGGCCACAGTGCGAGGCATTCTCTGGGTGAAACTGTACACGCCGGTCGTATAGTGACCGCCCGAGTCAATGGCGATAGACCGCGGCGACAGTTCCCCGAAAAGCGGGTGTACGAATGTTTCAGACAAGACGTTTTTCAGATCAATCCAGAAACCGGGTGTGGACGGATCACCGTAAACCTTATGATACCCGAGTGACCAGGACTGATAATCGTCGCCCCATCCGACGAACTCCACTTCGGCCCGGTCGTCTTGCATGTCAACGGCGCC